TTCTAACACGCTAGTATTCGAACAGAATACCACAGCTACTAGAAATAATTTCCTAGCACAAGTCAATCCATACTTACAGAGCGTACAACAAAGACAAGGTTTGTACTCTTTCACAGTAAAGATGGACGATACCAACAATACTGCTGACGTCATTGATAGAAACCAGCTGGTAGGCTTAATACAAATTCAACCAACTAAGACTGCAGAGTTTATAGTTCTAGACTTTAACATCCTACCAACCGGAGCAACATTCCCAGCATAATTTATTTGAACGCTATTTATTAAAAAAGAGATAGAAAGATGCCTCTAATTGATCCAAACGAACTTTTCTTTACAGCTTTTGAACCTAAGCTGAAGAATAGATTCATCATGTATGTTGATGGAATACCTTCTTACTTTATTAAGGCTGTTACCGGAGTAAACTTCCAACAGGATGAAGTCGTGTTAAACCACATTAACGTTTACCGTAAGATAAAGGGTAAGCTAAGATGGCAGGACCTAACACTTACTTTATTTGATCCTATTGTCCCTTCAGGAGCACAAGCAGTAATGGAGTGGACTCGTCTTCACCATGAATCAGTAACAGGTAGGGATGGGTATTCTGACTTTTACAAAAAAGATATTACCCTCAACGCTTTAGGACCTGTAGGAGATATCGTAAGCGAATGGATTGTCAAAGGAGCATTCATTAAAAGTGCTAACTTTGGTGACTTTAACTGGGATACCGATAATACAGCCCAGAGCATTGAACTTGTCTTAGGAATGGATTACATGGTATTGAATTACTAGACTCCTTAAAACTACTTATAAAAGCCCGGATCTAAAGTCCGGGTTTTTTATTTGCATATATTTATATAAAAAAAAGAGTCTATGTCACAAGAGTTTTCAATGCCTACCGAAACGGTTGAGCTACCATCTAAAGGAATCCTATACCCTGAAGGTCATCCACTTTCTTCCGGTAAGGTAGAAATGAAGTATATGACCGCCAAAGAGGAGGATATACTTACAAACCCCAACTACCTAAAGCAAGGTAACGTAATTGATAAATTACTTCAATCCATGCTTGTAACTAAATTTAATTACGATGATCTTCTTATAGGGGATAAAAACGCAATTATGGTCGCTGCAAGGATCCTTTCATACGGAAAGAATTACGACATAGTAGTAAAGGGAAAAGAGCATACCGTTGATCTCTCACTACTCAACAACAAGGAGATCCAAGAAGAGGAGCTTAAGAAAGGCAATTCATTCGAGTTTGAACTTCCTGCTACTAAAAATACAGTTACCTTTAGGCTCTTGACCCACGGAGATGAGAAAGAAATAGATCAAGAGGTAAAGGGAGTTCAAAAGCTACAAAAAGATTCATTCCCCGAAGCAACTACAAGACTAAAACATATTATTACTTCAATTAACGGTAATCCAGATAAAAAAAATATAAGGGATTTCGTTGATAAGTATTTCTTAGCTGCAGATGCTAGATCCTTAAGGCATGAGTACAATAGAGTATCTCCTGATTTAGATATGAAATTTACTTATACCGATGAAGACGGAGTGGACAGGGAGGCCGCTCTACCTATTACGATGACCTTTTTTTGGCCTGACTTCGGAGTATAGACTCCTAATTTTCAACCAGATACACGAAATAGTTTTTCACGGAAAAGGAGGATATGATTGGAATACCGTTTATAATATGCCTATTTGGCTCCGTAAGTTTACTTTCGAAAAACTCAAAAAGCATTACGAACCTGAAGACGATGATAAGCTTGAAGAATCTCTCAAGGGGGTCAAAGAACAGCTTATGATCGAACCTCCAGCATACGTTACTAAAGCTGCTGGAAAAAAGCAGTAGAAGCTATTTATAATATATGGCTGACGAAAACCTTTTAGCTGGTGATGAGTTCCTAAGGAGGAGTCTGGAGATCCGTGACTCCATGGCTGAGATACGCAGCTTTACCCGAGAGGTAAATAACGAGATTAGAAACGCTAATGAATCAGCTGTTGATTTCGGTGCAACCTACAACAGCATAACCAGAAGCGCCAATAGAGTAGCTGAAGTACAAAGAAAAGCAACCGAAAGCGCTAAAGGAACCGGTGATGCTTTAAGAGAACAAGCAAAGCAGCAAGACAACGTAAAGACGCTTAACATACAAATCAACGAACTCTATGAGAGATCTAGGAGAGAGGTTGACGGACCTTTAAAAGAGGCTTTAATTGCTCAATCAAGAAACTTAGCCGAAGCTAGAGATAATGCAAAGGTTCTCGCGGATACCTACGGACAGATAGCTCAAGAGGCTGCAAAGCTTGATAGAACCTCTCAAGCCTTTGATGCTTTGGGTCAAGTTATAGGAGACATCCCTGGTTTAAAGTTTTTTAAAGGGTCATTTGACGGAGCAGCTGCTGCAGCTAGAAAGATAAGATTAGAGGGAGGATCAGGATTAGATGCATTTACCGGAGGAGTAAAAGCGTTAGGCAAGGGATTAAGCGGCCAGATGATGAGCGTCTTTGGACCTGCTGGTATTATATTTGGAGCTGTAGCGGTAATTAAGTTTATAGTTGACCTTTTTGTATCTGCACAAAAGAATACTGTCCAGATAGCTAAGGATATGTCGATTACAAGAGAATCGGCAGAAGGTATAAGACAGAGATTTATAGATATTTCGGCTAGTACCTCTTTACTAGCTGTAAACTCCGAAAAACTTATAATTGCACAAAAGCAATTGGCTGATCTAGCAGGCATTACCAACGTACAGTCTGCAGAAACTTTAATTAACCAAGTTAGATTAACCGAAAGACTAGGAGTAGGAGCAGAAGAAGCCGCTAAGTTTAACTTTGCTTTCGAAGCCTTCGGTCAGAATGCTGAAGAAGGTTTAGATAAAGTTATTGCAACTGAAAACTCTTTAAGAGAGGCTACCGGTACCGGAGTTAATCTCGGTCAAGCAATATCGGAAGCAGCTAAGGCCGGGGGTCAGGTCCTGGCTAATGCTAAGGGAAGTATGACTGCTTTAGCGGGAGCAGTATTAGAGGCTAGAAGATTAGGTTTAAATCTAGAGCAAACAAAAAAGATCTCTAGCTCATTACTTGATTTTGAATCCAGCATTCAAAGTGAATTAGAAGCTGAACTCTTAACTGGTAAGCAGCTAAACCTAGAACTTGCCAGGCAAAAAGCCTTGCAAGGTGATATTGTAGGTGCTTCGAAGGAATTGGTAGAACAAGTAGGAACCTACGAAGATTTTACTAAACTTAACGTACTACAACAGAATTCATTAGCTAAAGCAATAGGATTAACTGCTGATGAGCTTGCTGATTCTCTACTACTTCAAACTAACCTTAAGAGACAGGGTGAAGAATATCTCAAAGTCTATAGAGAGCAAGGTAAGGAAAAAGCACAGCAATTTGCCGATGAGCATGGCTTCTCTCAAATTAACAGAGAGGAATTAGATAAGACAGTAACTGCTCAACAAGCTTTTGAAGAAGCTCTAGCAAAAGCTAAAGATCAATTTAGCGGGCTTGTAAGCTCAGGAGTCCTTGACAGCTTAGTAAATATCTTGCAAGATTTTGTTAAGACTATGACTCAATATGGTTTTGGTCAAGAACAAGCTATCAAAAGAGCTCAAGAAAGTGGAGAAGGTAAGAAAAAAGAATCAGGTATTGATAAGGAAGCAGTCGATCTAGCAGTTAAGGCAGTAGAAAATATGCCTACAATGATGGATAGGGTAGTAAATTATATGGTTGGGGCGACGAACCCGTTGTATAAGCTAGCAGGAGATATACACCTTGAAACTAGATACCTAGCTGGCATGGGCGCTCAAAAAGCTTTAAGCACTGATGGTAGTTTTAAGAAAAAAGAAATCCAAGCCGAAGATTTTACGATTAGGACTTTGCCTGAAGATACTTTCGTAGGAGCAGGCGGTACTAAATTAGGCAAAGGAGTTGAAAATAAACTAGATACTCTTATTTCAGTAATGCAATCAGGAGGTAATATTTACTTAGATGGTAATAAAGTTGGAAATACACTAGCTCAAAACGCAAGAAGGTTGTAATAACTATTTATAAAGAAAAACTATGACGATATTAGACCTTCTACCCACCTCTGATTTAGGACTTAAAGGTACCAAACCTCCAGTCTATAATGGCAATAGCGTAATTCTACCTAACGTTTTTCAAGCTTCTACTTTAGATTTAGACGGGAAAACCCCCAGTAAGTACCTTGACAATCCTCCAGGATAGTAAATGCCCTTAATAGATTTAGTAACCGATCTTAGATCTCTCAGATACGGGAGGGATAGATTTGGAGGAGGTAACAGCGGACAGCCCTATGTTACTACTCCGATACCGGAATACTCTGCCTCTAACTTTCCGTCTTCTCCTGATTTTCTACTAAGAAACGGGTACTTAAATTTACAAAGTACCGAGCAAGATTTAACTAGGATTTCAAAGTTCCTGACCGATCCCAATGGACAGGGTCTTTTCTTTATTACCAAGCAAAATTTACTTGCTAGGCAAAACCCAAAAGGGGTAGGCGGACCCGATAACATTTATCTACCAACCAACACTCTAGCACAGATTGCCGGAGTAAGCATCGGCCTACATACCCCACAACTTGGAATAACTCCTTTTATAGGCAATAACAGGAAGTATGAATTCCAGCAACAAACCAATCACAATAGCGCAGATACTAATAGATTAGTTCTCCTGAAGGATCTTAAGCTAGAAAGATCCATAGATAGCTCGAATAATGAACTAAGGACATTTGGTATCTCACAGGATTCCGAACAGGTATTAAACTATATAGGAGGAGCAAATAGTTTTTTAAGTCTTACTCGTACTATTCTACCTAGAGATACCTCAAGAAGAGGTGATACATCTGATAAAACTCCAGTACAAAAAGCAATAGGACTTTCATATAAGGAACTTGGAGAGCCAGCAGCACTAGGCAAGGACGGTGAAACTTCCTTAATTAACATTACTGATTATAGGAAGAGAATAAATCGGAACAATAACGCTATGCCCTTCTCCAACTATGAGGTATTTAACAGAGAGAGAACATATAACACCGGAAATCCAGGAGCTAGGTATAAAGAATTTACTTCAGGAATAGATGAACTAAACGCAGTACCGATATTTTCATCCTCAGCTGCTCCAGACTTTGCTGCAAGACCGGAATTAAATGATATTATAAAGTTCTACATCTCAGTAGTTAACAACGATAATCCTACTGAAAGTGATTTTATTTTCTTTAGAGCTTTTATTGATAACTTAAATGATAATTTTACTGCAGATTGGACTAGCTATAAATTTGTAGGCCGTGGAGAAGATTTCTATACCTACGGCGGATTTAATAGATCAATTAGTTTATCTTTCAAAATTGCTTGCCAATCTCAAAAAGAAAAGAAATCAATCTATCAGAAACTAAACTACCTACAGAGTGCAATGGCTCCGGACTACTCATCAGCAGGTATTGCTAGAGGAAATATTATAAAACTGACCGTTGGGGACTATATTACCGATATGTACGGAGTATTAGATAGTCTTACCTTTGAAATACCAGTGGATAGTAATTGGGATATTGGAAGAGATGAAAAAGGTGATAGAAACGGACTGCAGCTACCAAACTACATTACAGTTGGAACCTTTAGTTTTAAACCTATACACAATTTCCTACCAAGAAGATCAAGAGAGGGCAACTTTACTGCTACTCCATTCATTTCAGCTGTAGGAACTAAAGCATTTGAAACCTTATGAAAAGGTATCAGACTACTGAAGTTCTTAGGAACTCAACTATTAGACCGGGTCTTAGTTTTCTTAAGACTACCTTCTACCCTTTACTTCAACCTCAAGAAAGAGATTTGTACGTAATTACTACTACCGGAGATAGGTTTGATACTCTAGCCAATCAGTTTTATTCAGATTCTAGTCTTTGGTGGATTATAGCAATTTCCAACGATGATATAGTCAAAGATTCTCTATATCCACCATTAGGAATCCAGCTAAGAATACCTACTGATATTTCTAATATAATTTCTAAATACAATACAATAAATGTTCTTAGGTAATGGGAAGAGTCTTAGGAGAGAATTTTGATAACTACGTCGTATCTCAAATAAACACCAGACAGAGTGCATTAGGAGATACGTCTAAAAGCGTTCAAAATATTTTAGTATTTAACGCAAACAAACCCTGGCTAAGGATGGCTTCAGCAGTAGATATCTCTGAAGACAAAGCTAAAGAATTAGGAATCAGTACGTTAACTCAATCAGGATTAGCTCGGGAATATATTCTAACAGGAGGAGTAATAAACGACTTAGGAAGTCTTAGCTCAGGAATAGTAAGCGATTTCAGTACCGATAAAGCCCAAAGCCTTAGACTGGCTTATGGTAATGCTTTTAGTGCTAATTTCGGACTAACCCCACCCCCGGGTCTAAAAAGCGTTTCTATTACTGCGTTAAACGATGGCGCTCTTAAAAAAGCTACAGTCTCACTTACCTGCTTTAGCCCGGATCAGTTTGCCCTAATCGATGCTCTTTACCTAAGAATAGGTATGACTACTCTTATTGAATGGGGGCATGCTACTTACTACAGTAACGAAAGCCTTTACGAGACTAAAAATGAGTTCTCCACCCAAGCTTTAACTGGATTTCTAGAAGGCACTGTTGATCAGTATTCTATACTTAGTCTTATTGAAAAGGATAGAGAAAAAGCATCAGGTAATTACGATGGAATGTTTGGTAAAATTACCAACTACCAGTGGGCTTATAATCAAGGAACCTACGATATTACTATTGATGTATATTCCATGGGAGACGTTATTGAAAGCTTAAAAGTAAACAGCTCTATAAACATAGACTTGCCAGGAGCTGCTAATACCTCCGGAAGTGCTGCTGAACAACCTAGCTTAATAACAGACAAAGACGCTAGCAGGTTAAACTCTCATCTATTTTATTGGAAATCTCAGTTAGATAAAAGCCCGCTAGTAAGCGCTACTGTTGATTCTTTAGGGGGTGAATACGCTTTTATAGATCAGATTAAAACTAGTATAGATAGCAAATTAAAGACCGATAGAGAACTAGTTAAAATTCAATTCGTTACTAGAGATGTTGAGAACGCTAGACAGAAAAGCGCAGAGTATTATGTAAAACTAGGTCCGTTACTAAGATTTATTAATAACAAATTGTTACTTTATAACAAAGAAACAACAAAGCCCTTAATAAGGATATTTGACGAAAGAGATTATAATAACAATCTTATGTTTACTCTAAGAGAGCAGTTCTCCTCAGATCCTACTATTTGCATTGTACCCTTTTACGATAGACCTAATAACTTCAGCAGGCTAGAAAACGTTACAGGAACTCAGTTCAGAGCTACAGACATAGCCGGTGTATACGCAGCTAGGGTACAGCATGTCCATATTAACCTGAACTTTATAGCTAAGATCTTAAAAGGGAGTGCTGATAAGGACGGTAAAGTTTCACTTTATACCTTTTTATCTAAGATTGTAGCTGGTATAAATAAGAGTCTTGGTAGTATTAACAATCTTGAGATTAGTTATGATGCTGATGAAAACCTAGCTATTATAGTTGATAAGACTAGAATCCCGGGCTTTAAATCAACTAAAAATACAAGTTTAGCTATATTTGCAATTAACGGGGTAAACACTCAATCGGGGTTCGGTAGCTTTGTAAAAAACCTAAGCCTTCAATCTCAGCTAACCAAAGACCTCAGTACAATGATGGCAGTAAGCGCTCAAGCTGGAGGTAATGTTACTGGAGAGGATGGTACTTTTTTTGCTACTATAAATAAAGGTTTAAAGGACAGAATTATTCCTGAAAAGATTGACGCTACAGATGCATCAGGAAAAGTAAATAGCGAAACCGAACAAACTCCCGAACAAAAGTTTTCCGGATACCAAACCTCGTTAGCAGGTTCAATAAACGCAATCTACAATTTATTAAAAATAAATAAAGGAACAGTTGAAACTCTACAAGCCATACAAAAAGATTACCTAAAGTACATAAGAGGTAATACTATTAAAAAAGGAAGTATTGAAGCTCAAGGGTTTATACCGTTAAATATGGGTCTTGAGATACACGGTTTAGGGGGAGTAAAAATTTGGCAACAGTTTAAAATTACTCAAGAAATTCTACCTCCTTACTATACCGGTCAACTTTCCTTTATCGTAAAAGGAATTAACCATAGTATCGATAACGATAAATGGACTACAACCTTAGAAACATTAGCTATAGCCTCTGAAAAGAGCACTGTAACTCCTTCAGAAATACTGAAAGAAAAAGTTAAACCAAAAAAGATATTAAGGGAACAAGGAGAAGGAAATCCAGACAGCGTAAGAGGGAATAGTAATCTAAAAACTATTTTTGCAAATGCAGGATTTACTCCCGGTACCGCTGAGTATGAATTAGGAGTTACTATAGGAACTAAAGAAGGATGGAACCCAAAAGCAAACGACGGAGTAGGTTCTAGATCATTTAGAAACAATAACCCAGGTAACGTAGATTTTGATAAGGGGTTATCAACTATCGACCCAGGAGTAAAGCTTGAAAAAAATCCTTACGGAAGTAGTAGGTTTGCTCATTTTACTACCGCCGAGTTAGGAGCTAAGGCATTGGTACAGAAAAAAATTATAAGATGGGCTGGAGGTTTAATGCCGGTAACGAAAGGTAATCAAAGTTTGATTACTGATGCAAAGAAAGGAGATAAATATAAGAAAGGTACCAAACCAACCATTGCTCAATTTTTCTATACCTACGCACCTCCTAATGAAAATAATACCGAAGGATATATTGCGTCAGTACTAGCATCGTTACAAAACAAGTTTCCAGATAAAGACATTAAGAGAACTACTATAGTAAAAACCTTACTTTCCTAATGTATATTCCTAAGTCTAAAATTCAATCAAACCTCTTTACAAACGGAGGTGAGTATTTGCTTAACGGAGTTGACTATACCGGTAAGTACTATCTCCTTTATAATGGAAAGGCATATACAGGAATAGACCAGTACGACGGTACTCCTGAGCTTTTGGTGAAGTATACACCTCAAAACGCTCTCACCGCTAACGATAGAGTTACCGACGACCTAGTTTTTCCTTTTGAAAGAGCAAACAGTACCGAAGATTATTCCTCCATTACCTCAACTGTAGCTCCTTTAGTTCAAGCACCTCTTCAGTACTTTTCAAACCCCTCACCTAATGAGATATCAATAGGAGAGATGATAAGGTACTTTCTTAAGAGATTTAACGATCAAAGATTTGTAGAGGTTAACGAAGAAACTTACAATAGCATAAACAACAAGGATAAAAAATATGCATGGGAGTTATGGATACCCTTTGAAGTTCCATGGGTTATAAAAGGTTCTGAAGATGAAGTTGCTAAAAGCAATAAACAGATCGTATATTATACTGAAGAGAGATATAAGGTACGAGGCTTAGCTAAGTTCCTTAAAAGTAACTTTACATATAAAATAATTATGTAAAGGATTAGTACTACCGGTTCTTTGACATCTAAATACAAAACAAAATTATGGAAACAATATCATTTCTTTTAGGTGTAGGTGCTGTTATTACTTCGGTAATAGTTGCGGTTACGTTTATGAACTATGTAACAATTAAAAACCTTGGCAAGGAAATCATTAATCTTCAAAACGTTGATGAATCTGTCTGGAGAGATCTAGATAATAGAGAGTCTAAGCTATTAGACCATTCAAATGAGCTGGATAGAAGTATCCGGCAAGAGCTAGAGAACCTCTACCGTCATATCGATAGTAGGGTAGATAAACTAGAAGAGAAAACAAAAAAAGAGTTGAAGGATCTTACCTCAACTAAATCTAATTAATTAACTCGTTAGAGGACCGGGGTACTAATACTTACTGTATTTATTTATTTTTAAAATAAGAAAACTTATTTATAAAAAAATTATAATCTTTTTAAAAAAAGTAAAAAGATTTATACTAGATTTAGAGTCTTAAAAAGGTTTTATGTTTTATATCGTTGAAGATGATTCTCAACTGCAGTTACTGCAAAATATACGGGAGAAAAAATGCTATATAGAGCTTATAACCTCCAACCATAATTACCATCCTAAACTTTCCTTTATATCTCTAATCTATATTAGAATTATAGATCAGGATAAGGGCTATATCATACCCATACTTCATGATGAGGGTATGAACGTAGACCTCACTAGAATACAGAGTCTAATAAACTCTATAGATGAAGTTTATGTATTGGATAAGAAAAATTTCCTTTATTTCTTCTCACATAAGAATATAGTTGATATATCTCTTCTATACTCCCTTAACGAGTATGAACAGTTAGAGATGGGCAATACTACAAGGCAGTATAATAGTATGTACCATAAGCATCCTACAAAGCCTGATATAAACTGTATTATACCTATTTCAATTCATTACCAAAATTGTGAACAGAACTTCGATGTAGTAGCGAGAGTATTTAAGAGATATAAGAGCTTTTTAGAAGATCCAAGCTGGTCGTTCTACAATAACCTATATGTAGGAGTATTCTATCTTATGGAAAGCTTTGGGATAAGATACCAGTACGGTAATTTTGAAGAGATCTATAAACCTAACTTCCTGGCTTATAATACCTATAAAGACCAGATGTTTACCTGCTATAATTTAAATAACGTTACCTCCCGACCTTCAAATGCTTTTAACTCTATAAACTTTGCTGCTATTCCTCATAAGGAAAACTACAGGAGAGCTTTTATAGCTAGAAATGATTATTTAATCGAGTTTGATTTTGACGGCTACCATATACGCCTTATAGCTGATACCGTTGGGTACGAATTTACTTCCGAAAGCATTCATAAACAGCTTGGGCGTTTATACTTTGAAAAAGAAGAACTTACCGACGAAGAATACAAAGAAAGCAAGAATACTACTTTCCAGATTCTATACGGAGGAATACCCAGCAAATGGAGGTATATAGAGTTCTTTGACTTAGTGCATCATTATATACAAAAGACTTGGAATGAGTTTACTGAAAAAGGTGAAATAAGATGCCCCATATCCAATAGAAGATACACTACAGAGGTAGGTGAAATGAATTCACAAAAACTCTTCAATTATATCATACAAAATTTGGAGACCTCCCGAAACGTTGTTATATTAAAAAAGGTACTAGGATTTTTACGAGATAAGAAAACTAAAACAGTTCTCTATACCTACGACGCTATACTGTTCGATTACAGTAAAGAAGACGGGAGAGAGATTCTAATTGAGTTAAAAAACTTATTAAGTGAAGAAAATAAGTACCCTGTAAAAATGAAGTACGGTAAAGATTATCTTTTAACTAACTGAATACTATTTATAAAGTGGATTTACTATTACTCGAAGACGTGGCCAATAAGCTGTTCTGTACATTTGCTCAGGAAGATGAGCTAGATAATATTGTTAGTGAGATAAACAGGAGATACACCATTCAGTTTGGTAAGATCTTTATTTTATATTCTAAAAGCAATCATGAATATATTTGCACCTATAATGTTGATATGGTCAATGTTTCGAACTTTATAGAGAATACCATCCTAGTACATAGAAAGAAAGAGACAAATACTCTCTATACTATAAACGCAATTAACACCCTCATCA